TGCCAGAGTCGATTTACAAACAGGAGCCAACCTCGACCTAAGTTTTGCGGACACAGATGACTTAGCAGAAGGACCATCAAACCTTTATTACACAGACGGCAGAGCTAGACTCAGTTTAACTGTTACAGATAACGGTGGTGATGGAAGTATCACGTATGACAGTGCTACAGGTGAAATTGATTACACCGGACCAAATCAAACAGAAGTAAGAGCACATATTACAAAAGCATTTGTTGATGCATTAGGCATTCAAGCGTCAAGTGTAGATGCTGACAGTGTTGCATTAGGCACAGATACAACAGGTGATTATGTGCAAAGCATTACAGGAACAGCAAACAAAATTGAAGTAAGCGGAAGTGGAACAGAAGGTAGACCAGTTACATTAACGTTACCAAGCACAGTTCAAATTGCACAAGATTTAACTGTAGGCGGAAACCTAACTGTAAACGGTGACTTAACTTATCTAAACACAACAGACTTACAAATACAAGATAACTTATTTGAACTAAATGCAGGCTTAACAGGCGCACCAACAAATGACAGTGGAATGTTAGTTCAAAGAGGAACTGAAACAAATCAAATCTTTATGTGGGACGAAAGTGTAGACAAGTTTACATTGGGTGCCACTGCCAGTGAAGAAGGTGCTAAAGGAAACATAAGTGTTACTGTTGGAACATTGGTTGCAAACATTGAAGGTGATGTTACTGGTGATTTAACTGGTAATTCAAGTGGAACACACACAGGTGCAGTTATTGGTGATGTTACTGGTGATGTATTGGGTGATGTTACAGGTAACTTAACAGGTGATTCAAGTGGAACACACACTGGACCTGTTACAGGAACAACTGTTACTGCAAGTGGTGGATTTCAAGGTTCATTGGTTGGTCAAGTTACAGGAAATGTTACTGGAGATGTTACTGGAGATGTCACAGGCGATGTTACAGGTAAAATAACATCAACAGGAACAGGCGCACAAAAGAGTGTATTTACAGAAGTTGACATCAATGGTGGCACAATAGATGGCACACCAATTGGCGGCAATGTAGCCAGCACAGGTGAATTTACAACTGTATCAACCACAGGTTCAATTACTGCTAATACAGGATTTGTTGGAAATGTAACAGGTGATGTTACAGGTTCAGTTACTGGAAACGTTACAGGAAATGTTACAGGAAACTTAACAGGTGATGTTACTGGTAATGTTAGTGGAACTGCCGGCACTGTTACAAGTTTAAGCAATCACGATACAGATGATCTAAGTGAAGGATCAACTAATTTATATTACACAACAACACGAGCCAACACAGACTTTGATAGTAGATTAGCTACCAAAGACACAGACGATTTAGCAGAAGGTTCAAATGAATATTATACAGATGCCAAAGTATTAACTAAGATTAACAACACCAGCATTGACGGTTTAAGCGATGTTGACACAACCACAGATACACCATCAGTTGCACAAGTATTAGAATGGGACGGAACCAATTGGGTCCCAGGTGACTCAGGTATTGGTGATGTTACACAAACAGGCACACAAACACTAACCAACAAAACACTAACAACACCAATTATAGATGAATTAGGTAATAATGAAATTCATTTGCCTCTTGATACAGGTTCAAATCATACTTTAATAAGTTCAACAGCATTAACTACTGGAACAAGTGGATTGCCAAACAGTCCATATATTAATAGATTCCACAGTAAATTAAAATTAGACACAGACTATAGTGGAAGTGATCAAGAATACTTTAGTGTAAGAGCGGCATACAGTGCCAATAATCCAGCTGCTACACCAACAACAAGTGACAATTATATATCTGTAATGGAATTGCGTGGCACTGGTTCAAATATTGCCCATCAACTGCCAGGCTATGATCCAGATCATCTTGGTAAACAAAATGTTATAAGAAGTGTTGTATCAGGAGATGGATACGATCCTACAATGGGTAGACTGCAAATTGATGCAAGTGAACTTATATTCTTTGACAACGCATACAAGTTCCCGTCAAGTTCCCCTGCAACTGGAGAAGTGTTATACGCTCAACATCTTAACAACGGCATAATGCAGTTGGGTTGGACTTCAAACACTGGAACAGTTTCAAGTGTTAACAGTCTTTCAGGCGCAGTTGTATTAAACACAGATGATATTGATGAAGATGCTAATCCAACAAACTTATATTACACAGATGCTAGAGTAGAAAGCAAATTAAACGCCACTAACTTAGATGAAATGCAGGATGTTGTTTATACAACAGCTCCACAGGCAGGTGAAGTGTTGCTATGGGATAGCAATGTTTTTCCAAATGGTGCATGGAGACCAAACGTAGTATCAGGAACAGGAACAGTAACAAGTGTTACAGGTGGAGTTGGTTTAACTGGTGGAACTATTACAACTGCCGGAACATTAGACGTTGATGTTGGAACAACTGCAAACAAGATAGTTCAATTAACTGGTAATGCAAAACTACCAGCAGTTGATGGTTCATTATTAACAAATGTGCCAGCGTCAGGTGTGCAAAGTATTACACCAGGACCAGGTTTATATAATACACAAGGTGGAACAGGTGTTCCTATTACAAACAGTGGACAAATCAATGTAGATGTTGGAACATTTAGTAATGGTTATATTGACAAGATTTGTCAATTTGATTCAAGTGGTAGACTACCAGCAGTTGATGGTTCACAATTAACCAGCTTGGCCTGGAGTGCATTAACAGGCACACCTACTACTATTGCAGGTTATGGAATAACTGATGCATTTGATGGAGCATTCAGTTCACTAAGTGGAACACCTACTACTATTGCAGGTTATGGAATTACAGATGCATTTGATGGCGATTACAACAACTTAACAAACCAACCAACTATTCCAACAAACAACAATCAATTGACTAACGGTGCAGGTTATACATCTAATACTGGAACCGTAACAAGTGTTGATAGTGGAACAGGATTAACAGGTGGACCAATTACAGGTTCTGGAACATTAAACGTTGATGTTGGCACAGGTGCAAATCAAATAGTTCAATTAGATTCAAGTTCAAGACTACCAGCAGTCGACGGTTCACAGTTAACAAACATGCCATCAGGAACCACAATCAACGGCAATGTAGACAACAGACTTATCACAGCTAGTGGAACAGCAAACACATTAAATGGTGAAGCTGACTTTACTTGGGATGGAAGCAATGCAGTTATAGATGGTGATAACGGTTCAGGTGGTGGTGGCACTAGACTTGTAACACCAGTATTACATTTGAAAACAAGTGATAGTGGTTGGTATGCTGGACAGTTGATGTGTAGTGATGCAAACGGTAAAGTGTTCACTCAGGTTGGACAACACAGCACATCTCTAGACACATATCAATGGAACATTACGCTAGATCCAGATAATACACATGGACGCTCAGGTGGTGTTACAACACATCCTGGTGATTACTTTATTGATTTCCAAAAAGATTATAAAGATCAAAGTGCCATTAAAATGAAGCAAAGAGTATTTGGTGCTAATGGTGGATTTGAATTAAGCATCCATGATGACTTTAACAGTGGATCACCAAGCTCAGGTCCAACTGGAGGTCCTGGATATGGATACAAACCATTTACACTTAAAGCAACTTCAATGACATTTGATAATGATGGTGATTCATACAAATTCCCTACAGGTGATGGAACTGCAGATCAGATAATAACAACAGATGGTAATGGTAATTTAACATTTGTAGATCCAGAAGTAACATTAACTGGAACAGAAACACTAACAAACAAAACACTGTCAGCACCTGTTATTAGCGGCGGAATAACTTATCCTGCTAACACTGGAAATGGTAATACATTTACACCATTAAAGATTACTAATGAATATGATTCAAGTTTAACATATGATTACAGTATATGGAACGGTGCTTTCAATATGGAAAACTACACAGATCCATATAATAAGAAAGTTAATGTTTGGCAATTAAGTTCAGAAAACAGAAAGAATTTCTTTAGAATTGATTTAGAAAATAAAGTAGGCGTAAACGGTGATGGAACCAAAGAAGCTTCAAGTGTTACTGCTGGTAGTTTTGTTACTGGAAACAGATATCAAATTACAAGTGTAGGAACCACAGACTTTACACAAATTGGTGCAGCAAGCAATACTGTTAATTTAACATTTACGGCAACTGGTGCAGGTAGTGGAACAGGCACAGCAGATAATTGGGACACAGGTTCAGGTAGTGTGTTGTTTTCACTTAAAGGTGGAGATGACATTGGATTTGTTCTTGCAAGCGGCGGACTCTCAGTTGGAACCAAATATAGAATTCACACTGTTGGCACAACAGACTTTACAGCCGTTGGTGCAGCAAACAACAATGTAGGCACAGAATTTGTTTGTGACGCTACAGGTTCAAGTGGATCAGGTGTTGCAGTTGATCTGAGTCCGACTGCTGGTGAATTTAATCAATTTACTGCACACACTGGAACACAAACTCCTCCAGGTTGGCGCACTAACTTGAGTTTTGATGCAGAAAAAATTAGAATACACAGTGCTTACAACTTACCAAAATCAGATGGAACAAACGGACAAGTAATAACAACTGATGGTAATGGACAATTAAGTTTTGAAGATCCTGAAACAATTACACTGACAGAATTAAAATCAGTAGTAGCTGCAAGTTCAGACTTTGCAGACTTCCAAAGCAGAATAGCTGCACTTTAGGAGATATAGATGCCACAAATAATTAAACCAAAACGCAGACATACAAGTGGAGCACCAACAACAAGTGATTTGGTTGAAGGTGAAATTGCAGTAAATACACATGATTACAGTATCTATGTTAGAGATGATGCAAACAATATTATAAGAGTTGGCGGTGTGCAAACACCAATGCTAGAAGACTTGGATACTGCATCACATGAAATAAAAACTACAACATCAATAAACAGTAATCTTGGATTACCAAATGTTGTTAAGATGGGATCATATTTTAAATTACCACATGTTGACAGCACTCATGCAACTGATTTTAGAATTGATGCACAATACTGTGAAGTAGGCAAAAGATATATGATTTCAGTTGTAGGTGATACTGATTGGACTGCAATGGGAGCCAGTGCTAACTTAACAAATCAAATCTTTACATGCACGGCAACTGGAAGTGGAACTGGAACATGCCAAGTTGGTGATGATTATTTTGGAATAATAGCATATGATCCAGGCTCTGAATATATGGTTGTATACAATGAATATGACAGTGATGCAACTTCAGGATCAGCAATAAGATTTGGCTGGCAGAAACTATCCAAAGGCCAGTTCACATAATAAAGGAGATCTACCATGATTGAAAATGCGGACAACACTGAGGACAAACAGGAAAAAGCAGCACCAAAGAAAGGTGCACCAAAAAAAGAAATAGATGTAAAAGTGTTACGCAACTTATTAGAAATACAATGCACAATAAAAGAATGTGCCCATGTATTAGGTGTAAGCACAGATACATTACAAAGAAACTACAAAGATGTAATCGCACAGGGTAAAACCCAAGGTAAAGTTGCATTACGTAGAGCACAATGGAGAAACGCAATTGAGAAGAACAATGTTACTATGCAAATTTGGCTTGGTAAAAATGTTCTTAACCAAAGCGATACTCCATTAGATGAAGAAGCAGGAACTATTCTGCCTTGGACTGATTAATATAAGGTAAAGTCAATGAGCAAACAAAACAAGTGGGCGGAAGTCACAGAACAAAACAGTAAAGATATTGTGGATATTAAACATGATATCAAAGTTATAAAGGACAACCATCTAAGCCACTTGGAAGCTGATATGGCAAAACAATCAAAAGCAATTGAAAAGATAGACAACCGCATTTGGTGGGTGTTGGGAATTTTAGTTGCATCAACAGTGATAGGAATGGTAAAAAATGGCTTATAAAAAGAAGAAAAAGAAAAAATACGGTAAGAAGTAATATGAAACTAACCCCACAACAATTAGACGCTTGGAGAGTAATACCAAGAATGTTGATACTAACATATATGATATGTTTTTATCTTGTTATAACTTGGTTTATGGAATTACCAGATCCAAACAATGCTCAGGCAGCATTTACTAGCACAATGATTGGTGCAGGTGCGGCTTGGTTTGGACTTTATGTAAACGGAAAATCAAATGCCTCTAAGTGATGTTCAAAAAGAAGTTAGCAATGACCCAAGTAGATTTAAGGTTGTTGTTGCAGGAAGAAGATGGGGCAAAAGCTGGTTATCAATGCATGAGATGGCCAAACATGCTAGGTTTCCCAATAAAAAGATCTTTTATGTTGCACCAACATACAAGATGTGTCGTCAAATATTATGGGATGACATTAAGGAAAAATTTATAAGAGCCCGTTGGGCTAAGAAGATTAATGAAAGTAATTTAGAAATTACATTAGTTAACGGCAGTAGAATATATTTACGTTCAGGTGATAACCCTGATAATTTGCGAGGTGTAAGTATGGATTACCTAGTTATGGATGAAGCAGCTATGATAGATCAAAAGATGTGGACAGAAGTATGCCGCGCCGCACTAAGTGACAGACAAGGCGGTGCTATGTTTATTACAACTCCACAAGGCAAAGGTAGTTGGGTTTATGATTTATGGCAAGGTGCACATTCGCAAGAGAATTACAGTGCGTTTCAATACACTACATTACAAGGTGGTAATGTTACACAAGAAGAGATTGATGCAGCACGAAACGAATTAGATGAGAAATCATTTAGACAAGAATATGAAGCTAGTTTTGAAAGTTATGCTGGTGCAATTTATTATAATTGGGA